GTATTCTCTTGACAGTGGACGAAATGCGGTTACTTGCCTTAACGACGATGACGGTTGGCCAGAGACACTACTGACTCCCAGCGAACGAGACACAGTGTTTGTCAACTTCACCTGCGGAGTAACAAGTGCTGACTGCTTGCCGAGGCTTTATAAGCAAGCGATTCTCGTTGAGGTTGGTCGATACTATTACGATCCTGCACAAGAGAATGGCGTCAACACGAATGATGGCCGAACCTACGAGAACCTAGTCAAGAAATTGATCAGGAGTTCGTACCCCTAATGCCAAAGGTCACAGGATTCAATCGAAAGAGGATTGGCCATAGGAACTACTTGGCCACTATAGAAAATCCTCCAACAGCGGAAGATGAGTATGGTCAGACGACATACGCATCGGGGACTTGGACATCAGCAGTGCAGTCATGGCCATGCGAACTGATTGACGCATCAGGTGGTGAGATTGTAGACGGCATGATGACCAAGACTTCAACTGAAAAGGTTGCAATTGGTGATAAGCCACAAATTGACAATTCAAATGTTACTACAAAGAGTCGCTGTATAATTGATGGAAAGACATACGGGATAACAGCAGTCAGAGATGTTTCAGGTGATGGCTTTACTGTAAGGCTTGAGCTAAAGAGTACAAAATGAACGAAAAAGACAGAGTAGGCAAGAAAACTCAGTCGTTCATTAGGAACAGGATGGGCGGGAGGTCTGGCAAAAGCAAGGTTGTGTCATTTGACATGACAGACCTTAACAAAGACCTGAAGAAGATCAGCGATGAAATGCTGAGCAAGGTTTGCCCAACAGCAGTCGGTTATGCCGGAAGTATTGTACGAAAAAAGATAAATGAAAACCTGAAGACTGGCGGCGGGCCTAACTCAAAGACTCTTGGAATGTCCAGAAACACTGGGACGCGAAACAAGTGGTCTAAAGGTAAATCCCAAGAGTACCAAAACAGAATAAACTCTCCCTCAATGGGAGAACCCGGGACTGTCATAAAAAAGAACATTAGCCGTAAGGCTGGTGGCTTGCTTTCAAGCCAGATTGTTGGGCCAAAGCATAGCGGCAACCAGAAAGACTTAAAAGCAAAAAACTTTGCTCATGTCTTTGAACCTAAAAACGGTGCATCAACAGGTGCGCCAAATCACAAATGGTGGGGCAAGGATGCTGGCAGGCAACTTGAGCCAAGACCTTTTGTTGAGCCAGCAGCAAATCAGACAATAGATCAGCAACGCAAAGCAATTAGTGATGCGTTGAAGAAGTGGAAAATAGACGATGGCGAGATAAATGGAACCACAGAGGAATTCAAATGAAACCGATTCCTCAAGTTATCTCAATGCTCAGGTCAACTGCTGAAGTCACTGACATCGTTGGCCAAAGGATTTTTGCAGACAATCCTCCACAAGACGATGACCTACCAATTGTCGTTTTGACAATACCGAACACAAATGCAAGAGCAGCATTAAACAATTGCCAAATAAGGCTATATGCGGCAAGGATGAGAGTTGACATTGTTTGCGCGACTCGCGGCCAAGCTGAGGACGCACAAGAAGCAATTGAAGATGCACTTGTTGGCTACACATCGAGTGATAGCACGCATCCCATCGGGGGAATCACCGTTGAGTCTGGGACATCATGGCAATTGATTACACCAGCAGACGGAAGTGACGAAAGAGGCTATTGGTGTAGCCAAGATTACTTCATCAATTACGCAAGAGAATAGGAAACAATTAAATGGCAGTTGCAGGTTATCACGCGCAAGGAACTACTGTATCTATCACCGGCGGCCCAGCCATTGGCTGTGTACGCTCTGTATCACTTCCAGAGATGTCACTAGAGGTTATCGAGGCATCTTGCCTTAGTGACACGCTTGGCGGCTTCATGTCGAAGCTTTCGGGCGGACTGATTGATGCTGGAGAAATTACAGTAACGTATATCTCTGAGGAGCCACCTCCAGTGCCCAATGGAGGATCAGACACGATTACTGTCACTGTTCCAGCACCAGGTGCCCTTTCAAACGGAACCCATACCGGTTTCACAATTGCCGGAAGTGGCTTTATCAGTTCAGCGTCAGGCGGTTCGTTGGAAGTCAACGGTCTTATGGAAAACACCATAACTTTTGTTTTCGACGGTTACACTGGCCCTACTATTTCTTAACAGCTTAATCCACCACCACCACCAAGGAGATAGTTATGTCTCAAAGTGTTGAACTTGAAGCACATGTAGGTATTCATTTAGCAACAAAAAAAGAAGTCGTACACGAACAGTATTTTATATTTGTTTGTGAAGGCGATGAGCGTCAGAAAGTCGGTCTGATTGGATGGAAAGAAGATAGCAAGATTATCTTCTTTCAAAAGATCGACGAAGTGGCTGCTAAATGGATTGAAGGCGAAGTGGCTAAGATTTTAGATCGAGAAAATGTTTCTTCGATTGAGCCACCTCTGCTACCCGAAGAACTGCTAATCAAGGATGACAGCGATGAGCTTGACGAAGAAGCAATTATTGGATGAGCTAGTCTGTAGCAAACCAGAGAAGCTCAAGGAAAAGGTTTTTGGCCAAGATATGTGGGTCAAACCTGTTTCTGAGTTTCAGCGTTCAAGGCGTCTTGCCTCTATTTATGGCAAGGATGGTGAAATATCTAAAGATGCGATAAGAAAAGCTCGCATCTTTACTATTGTTGACCACCTTTGCGACGAAGAAGGTAATTCTCTTTTTGCCGAGTCTGACATCAAGGAACTTATGGATCTTGATGCACTAAAGCTCGACATCGTGATCAACTCTATAGAAAAGTGGGTTGTTGAACGCGAGGGAAAGATCCTCGGCGGATCGAAAAAATAGCGGCCCACTTCGACAGCAACCACAGGCTGTCTTGGGCGTTTTTGATCTGCCAAGACCTTGGGATTGACGACCCTATAACTTGGATGAACACATGCCCAGTCTTACTTGACTGGTGGATAGGATTTCGCTTGCACAAAAATGAGCGTGAGCGAGAGGCTTATGAGAAAGCATCTGGAAAGTCTAAGGCAAAGCTCAGTGGCGATACACTCTATAAACACTTGGAGCAATTAGCAGATGGCAGGAAACCGAGTCGGGGCGTTGTATTACGAAGTAATACTTAACCCAAAGGGATTCTCCGATGGTGCAATGCTTGTCATGTCTCAGCAGAGACTACTTAGCAAAGCTGCTAAGGACACGATTACTCCATACCAATCGCTTCAGGCTGAGCTTCAACAATATCTCTCCTTGGCAAAGAAAATCCAAGGCACAGGCGGGCCACTCCCAGCCGATCAGCAACAAGCTCTTGACATAGTTCTTGCAAAAATCGACCAGATTATTGCCAAGAGGAAAGAGCTTCAGAGGCTTGATAGGGATAATGAGACTGCTAAGAGGGTCAAGGAGCTTGCCGACGAAAGGCTTTTGGCAGAACAGAGAATCAATAAGCAGGCTGAGAGGCGTGCGGAGATTGAGCGTCGATATGCTGAAATTGCAAGATCAAGAAAGCAACGTCTTGATGAACAAGCAAAAAAAGAAGAAGAGATCCGCAAACTTAGAGAGGATGCAGCCAAGCAAGCGAAAAAGGATGCTGATGACAGAAAGGTAGAGGAAAAGCGACGAATAGACCAGATGGTCAAAAACCATCAGTATCTTGAAAAGGTTAAGAGAAACAGCGAGAAGCTTGAAGAGAGACAAAGAAAAGAAGCTGAAGATGCAGAGCGAAGAAGGCATGATGCTGCTATTCAGCGATCACTTGACCGACTAAAGAACTTCAAAAACTATGGGTTCAGCGTTGATGGACTGACTAGGGCATTTGCTGACGTAAAGGTTCAGCTTAATGAGGTCAATGGAGGTCTTTCAAAGTTTGCTGGCAATTTAGCTCAAGCTGCTGGCATGACTCCAGCTATCCAAGGATTAGCAAGAGCATTAGGTGCGATGGGCGCAAAATGGCTCATAGGTGTAGGGAGCATTGTTTTAGCCGGGAAAGCTATCAAAAACTCTATGGCGGAAGCTGAGCGATTCAGAGTCTCGCTTCTGAATCTCAAGTATCGGCTCGGAGGTAGTGGTGAACAAGCAGAGCTTCTTGCGGAACAAATGGAGAAGCTTGCGGTGAAGGCTGGCGTGTCTGCCGATCAAATGAGATACCTTGCAAACACGCTTTTGACTATGGGCGTTGCTTCAGGTGAAATCGAATCGCTTGCTACAACCATTTCTATATTGAGCGAAGGCGATCCGACACGGATGAGAGGCATTGCAAAAGCATATACAGATGCTGTTGCAAAAGGCAGGCTAATGGGCCAAGAGGCAATTCAATTTGCAAATGCTCAGATACCTGTTTACACAAGAATAGGTGAGATTACAGGCAAGACCCGTCAAGAAGTCATGAAAATGGTCGAGTCTGGTCAAGTGACGGTAGATATCCTTGACAAAGCATTGAAGCTACAGACTGAGATGCTAGGCGGAAGTGATCGGTTCGATGAAAACATGAAAAGTGCAATTGGTCAATCACAGAGATTTGAAAATTCACTTAACACAATCAAAAGGATTTTGGGCGGCCCTTGGAATCAATTATGGAGGAACTTCTTAGAGATACCGTTGTCTTTACTTGAAGGCTTTGCGGTTGTCCTAAAAGAAATAAAAGACCTCATGGGCGACAAGTCAATCTTTGCTTTTCGGCCAATGACCGCAACGCTTCAGAAAGATCCAGAAACCGGAAAGCTTGTCACGGAGCTTGACCCACAAACATTGCTTGGCAAAGGAAG